GTTCAACTCAACAAGTAATCGCTCAAACAATTACAGTAGCTTCTCAATATAATTTATTTACAGGAACATTATTAATTCAAAACCAAACACAAGACCCAACACCGGAAAACCAAACTTTAACTATTTATTTAAAAAACGAAAGTGGTTTTATATTAGTAGCCCAAAATATAGTAATACCGGAGACAGGATTTACAGAAGTTCAAATATCTAGTATAGATAATGCGAAAGGTCCAACCACATCATTATCATTATTTTATCAAGCAACAATACCATCAGGTTCAACATCAACATACAAGTTCCAAGCATTAGCATCTTATTCTCCAATAACATTAAATTACGCCTAATAATTTTATCTCCTACTTTATATATATCATGGATAATTATAAAGTACAATCAGTTTTAGTGAAGAAGAAATATTATTCATTAGAAAATGCTATGGAATGGGTTTTACAACATGGTTATAAAGTCAAAAAAGTTGATGAAACAAAAAAGTTTTACCGATTTAGACAAATAACACCAAAAACATTGAAAAAAAATGGATATACCGAGTTCAGAACAATAAAATTAGACAAATCGGTAGATTTAGTAATAGCATATCATCATTTATCAGGAGGATTTTCAATGAGTTCATTAAATCCATTCAAGATAAAAACACCATCACTTTACGATATAGCAAAGATTACACCAGCATTGATATACGGACGCAAAGAATTACCGCCTGATGTAAATAAGGTATTGGAAAAAGATGGAGACGCAATAATTCAAAATATAACACTATTCAGAACACCATTGAGTAAAGGATTAACTTTTGCTTTGAATGTGTCATCATTAGGAGAGTTCAATAAAAGAGTGGAACAATCTCCATATGAAGACTTTTTCCATTTGGGAATGTTGATAAATACCAATAAAGGAGTATTTACATGTGAAAAAGAGGCAGTAGTGAAATTATTCAAAGGTAATAAAGTCTCATCAAATAAAAAAGCAGAATATAATGAAGTTTCATTAAATGGAAGAGTAATAACTTTGAATGAATTTATAGAAAATGGAATAAAACAGGCAGGAATGAAAGATTTTATAGGATATTCCGCCAAATCAAATAATTGTCAAAAATTCGTGATGTATTTATTGGACGGAAACGGATTAGGTAATCAAGAAAATCGTGTATTTGTCAAGCAAGATGTAAACATATTATTTGAAGGAATGGACTGGTATAGAAAATTAACAAATACAATAACCGGATTAGGAGAGAAAATAGATATAATACAGCAAGGAGCAGGAAGAAGAAGAAAACAAAAAGGCGGAGTGATAGAAGCAGTAGTAGGATTTTTATCAGCACTATTATACCAATTAGTATTAGAAAGATTGAAACAAAAAGCAATTGAAATAGCAAGAGAATTTTTAATACAAAATGGATTAGATTTAGATAATTATGAAAGAAGAGTACAAGAGCAATTAATAAGAGCAGTTGAAGTAGCAAGAACTCAAATATTAAATGGAATACAAGATCTAACACAAATAAGAATACCAGAAGATATACAAAGAGATTATGAAGAAGTAGAAGATATTTATCCATTATTAGAAGCACCGCCAAATACTCCGAATATTGAATATGATATGGTAGAACAAGATGAATACGGTTATGGAAGAAAAATAAGAAGACAGAGAAAGCCAAGAATGGATGAAGTTCATAAATATTTAGCAGGATTGAGAGGAGGAATAATTCAATATCAAACCAAAAAAAAGTTTCATACAGATTATTTAGGAAGACCTTTTGATGAAAAAGGTAAAATGTTAAGTGCAAAAGACATAAAAGAACATCCTGAAAGATATGCGAATGCTGGATTTAAACAATTTTAATAAAAAAAATATAATCTAACTATATTTTATATTATGGAAAATCTAAAAAAAGAAGAAGAACTCCAAGAGTTAATAAAAAGAAAAAACCACATTATAGAATGTTTAGTCAAAGAGAAGAATGAAATATTTATAAAGATGAAAGAATTTGAGAAATTAGCAAAAAGATATGAACGACAACTATGGATAAACGCAAATACATTTTAATATGAGGAATATATATATGAAGTTCAAATATTTATTATTCATAGCAGTTTATCGTGTGATAAAATCACAAAACATAACACAAACACCGACACCATATTATGAGCGACATTTACGAACACCAAAAATAAATATTACACACGAAATAAAAAAATCTAAAATATCCTTTGATGGAATAATCTAAAATAGATTACGAAATAATCAAAGAAATAATTAGATTATTTATAGATTATAAATAAAAAACAATAAAAATATTTATAATCTAATTGAATATAGTAATAATTTTAAAATTATTACTATTTATGATGTAAAATATTAATAATCTAAATATAATCTAAATATTTATTGGATTATTTGATAATCTAAAATGGATTTTCATATAATCTATTTCAATTTTTAGATTTTTTATAATCTAAAATAGATTATTTTTAGTCATTATTTATCAATAGTTTTTTTGTTTTAGAGATATTTTTATAGTCATATAATATAAACATGATAAGTTCTACAACCGCATTAGCTCAAAATGATCCTGATCTATTATATGTAAATATCAACTGTACTAATTTAGATAATGTAGACCAAACTCCAAAGCCATTAGTATATACTGAGACAAGATCCGCTCCTGTTCTTTATTATCCAAGTAATTTTTACATGAGTATAGTAAAGTTTACATTGGATACTCAATCATTACCTATTTTCATTATGCCTATTCAACCTAATCAGAGTGATACTAATCTCTCTACATTACAAGTTGGATTTAATTATATAGGAGATGTTTCAAGTCATCTATATTCAACATCTCAATATTTAGAGTTTGTTCCACAATTGACATATCCAAGTGTTCCATCTGCTCCAAGTTTGAATAATCCGCCTGTTCAAGACAACTCACAAGGTTATTACAATATTCTTACTTATGAGTATTTTATTGGATTGATAAATACCGCTATTGCTGCCGCTTATACTGCTTTGAAAAATCAAGTTGCAACGGCTGGTTTAGGTGATACTTCTCTTGGAACTACTACTCCTCCTGTAATGACTTGGGACAATTCAAATAGATTGGCTACTATTACTTATGATGGTTCAGGAGTTCATGCATCTACTGCCGCTCAACAACCAAAATTACAAATGAACGCTGCCTTGTATTCTTTATTTAGTAGTTTTAACGCTACTATATCAGGATTTTACAACAATCTTCTTTCTGCTACTCTCATTTGGAATACTATTAGTGATGGAACTACTACTACATATTCTTTAACACAAGAATTAGATACTACTTTGAATTGGAATCCAGTTACAGGAATAGTATTTACCAGTAATTCTATTCCAATTGTTCCTGAAGCAGTTTCCAATCCACTTTTAACATATAACAATAATGCTTTACAGAACTTCGGTTCGAACAATAATACAAGTAATATTATCACAGACTTTAGTACAGATAATTCTTATAAACCAAATATTTACTATGTTCCAAGTTCTCAATATAGATATACTCAACTCATCAGTCAACGCCCATTTAACACAATTGATATTTCCGTTTTTTATAGAATTAAGACAGGAGAGTTAATTCCATTTAGGTTAGTTAGTGGCGGTAATTTAACAATGAAGATTTTATTCCAAAAAAGAGATACTATCGGAATAACCAAATAAGATTTAGGTAATTGTCTATTTCTATGATAATTTTTATCTCATCAATTATTATAAACATGGCTGACATAAAAACTATCCTTGTAACCGAGAGTGCTATTGCCGATATTTCCTCTGAATTGGAGTTTGCCGTTACTGACGGTGCTGCTCAAAAGACTTACCAATCATTTCAAGCAAATACTGCTTCTAATCAACAAATAAATTTCTCTATCCAAATACCAAGTCAAGAAATTATTACTGTTCGTTCTCCAAGTATTTCTACTGATTTGAAACTTACTTTAATGATTACTGGTGTTCCTGCTGGTAAAACTGGATCTGAAATATTTCAATACGGTCTTACTGATGCTTTCCAATCTTTTCCTTTGAACTCTTTGTTTAATGTTTCTTCTGCTCAAATTAACAACACTACCGTTTCATCCAATATTAGACAAATTAAGGATCTTCTATTGAGATTTTACGATATGCGTAAATTGGGTGCTTACCAATCGACTACTCCATCTAAAATTGATAATATGTATTATAATTATGCTGATGCTGTTGGTGCTAATGGTAATCCTCTTTCTGATTTCTCAACTGCAGGTTTAGATCAAGATTTCATTCCTCGTGGTGCTTTTCCTTTATCCGAACTATATGTAGTTTATGTTCCTGCTTCTACTGGTACTCCTGTTTTAGTTAATTACGGAACTGCTCTTACGAGTGCTAATGTTGCCGATGTTTGGTATGTCTATGTTAAATCTAAAATAATTGAACCAATTTTAGGACTTTCTCCTATCTCTGCTTTGGAAGGATTTGAAAGTAACAAGGCTGGTTTCTACGGATTGAATACTTTGAACCTTAACTTTACTGTTGATAATACCTGTACTCGTGTTTGGAGTAGTGCTACTGGATATGTCAATTCTATTCAACTTGGTTGGGTTGTTCCTTCTGCTGCTTCTGCTTTAGTTGCTGCTGATCCTAATGGTTTTTCCAATACAAATATTCAAATGGAGTTCTTATCTCCTACTCCTGCTCAAGTTGCTAAAATGAGTACTTCTAAAAATGTTTTACCATACTACGATTACTCTTACTATATTACTCCATTTAACGGTAATTCTCCTTTGGCTGCTGGTGCTTCTACTAATGTTACTTTTCCAACTGTTCAACTTTCCAATATTCCTGACTATTTAGTCATTGCTGTTCGTAAACAAATGTCATCTCAAAATTGGAATGATAGTGCGAGTTTCCTTACCATTAATAGTGTAACAATTAATTTCAATAACGCCAGCGGTCTCCTTAGCAGTTCCAGTCAGTCGCAGCTTTTTGAACTTTCCAAGAAAAATAACTCTAATCAAACCTTTTATGAGTTTGGAGGTTCTGCTTCTCAATTATACTCTCCTGCTTCAGGAACAGCTTCTACTGGCGGTCAAGTTATAAAGGTTGCTACTACTGGTTCAGTTCTTATTGTTTCCGCTGCTGATTTATCATTGCCAATGTGGGCGTCCGCCTTAAAATCTACTGACCTAGATATATGGGGCGAAAAAGTATATCCAAAAGATATGCTAGTATCATGCTTTTAAAGCAAGATGCGATACTTCCAAACTGCGTGGGACATCTCGCTAGGTTTACACTACTAAACTTTAATAGAAATATTAGAGTGGCTTATGCTAATCACATAAGGTATAGTAATAAGGTGTAAAATAGAGACAATCCGCATCCAAGCTTCTAAGTCCGTTATGATAAGGATATGAAGAAGGTTCAACGACTAAATGGTAGTAGGCTTAAGAGTTCTAATCAAACTCTATGATAGCTTAAGATATAGTCTAGTCCCAACCGAGAGGTTGTCTAACCCATTAAAAAAGTTAGATGTGGCGATATGAGGAAATGCTTATCGTGTATTCACAGGTATAAACGCAAGTTTAGGTCAATTCCAAGTTCTTATTACCGTTAATGTTACTAATCAATCAGGTCAAAGTTTAGCTATTGAAGGTGTGCTACTTACTCCATCTTCAGGTATTTTTGAGACTAATAGTGGAACTTCATCTGCCTTCGTTGGTGTTCTAACCAAAGAAGCTACTCTTCGTGCTAAGGAAACCGAACAATCTGTTTTAGGATCTGCTGAATACCGAAGATTAGTCGGAGGAAGAGGTTTAGGTGCTATGGGTGTTGCTCACATTCGCCATCACTTAAAACATCACGGACATCGTGGTATGAAACATACTGCTATTGGAGGTCGTTCAGGAGGTAGTTCATCGGGAGGTGCTATTCATCATCCAGTCGCTGCCGCTGCTGCCGTCCATCACAGAAGAAATAGATTATCACACATGTAAATTATAAAATTGTAAAATTATAATAAATAAAAAATATTTTGTTTAGTTATTATATAATGTCGTTCTCTTCTTATTTAGTAAATAGATTACAAATTAACGACTGGTTGCAATATCCAATTACTCCAAGTCCTATTACTAACCTTACTTATACAAGTGGTTCAACTACAATACAAAATATTACTGATGTATTGCCTGAAGGTTTTTACGGTGTTTCATTTCAATATACTTTTCAAGCTGCTTCAGGTGATAGTATAAAATATTATACTGTTGGTCTTTTTTGTCCTAATAGTGAGTTTGGTTCAAGTAGTTTTACTTCTAAACCAAACGGTTTAAATATTAAACAAAATGGAGCTGGTTTAACTGTTGGTGGTGTTAATTCAGTTTCAAATACATTAACAGGATTTTTTTATAGTGATGGAAATCCAAACGCAAAAGTATCAACCAATATATCTGTCGGTAGTACTAATGGTGGTGATATTGATTTATTGTGTTATAATGCTTCAGGAACAGGTTTATATATTTATAAAATCGTATAATCTAATTGTATAATAATAAATAAAATAATCTATTATTATAGTAAGAATGTCATTCAATACAACAGGATTAGGAGATACTATTTGTACTATCATTGAAAACAATAAGAAAACAAAAAATACTCCGCTTATCTCATTAGACGATAATGAAGATAGTATCAATTCATTCAAAGAAATTAAAGCAAATCAATTGAAAAACGCCAAGTTGGAAATGTATCCTAATTTAGCAAAAGAGCGAGATGTTCTTTTTGTTACTGGTATGTCAGGTTCAGGTAAATCTATTTTCTGTGCTAATTATTGCAAGAATTATCATAAAGAATATCCAAATAATCCAATATGGCTTTTTACAACCATGGACGAAGATCCTGCTTTTGATAATCTCAAATATATTCAACGATACGATTTAGACGAAGGATTTTTAGAAGAAGAGTTTACCATTAATGACTTTGCTAATATGTGTTTGGTTTTTGACGATTTCGACACTATACAAGACGAAAATATAAAAAAGAAAGTCAAATCTATTCTTGATATGGTTTTACAGACTGGTCGTAAACCGCATGTTTCTTGTGTTGTTACAAGTCATCTTCCTTGTGACGGAAAAAATACTCGTTTGATTTTACACGAAGCAACCAGTATTACTTTTTTCGTAAGAGGAATGGGTGAGCGTACTCTCCAATACTTATTAAAAGAATATCTTGGATTAGGAAATGAACAAATCAAGAAAATCAAAACAATCAAATCCCGTGCTATTACCATCTTAAAGACTTATCCAATGTGTATCTTAGCAGAAAAAGATTTATATTTACTTTAATTAGTTTAGTTAGTATTCATTCATAACTAAATTAATTTACTATTTCTGTTTCAATTTTCTTTGGTTTCCACATGATATTTATACATTCATTATTTTCAATATACCATCTCTCTCTTGCGTGCAATTCTTCCTTTGTTTCACACGGATAGTTCTCCACTAAAAATATTTCATAATCTCCTTCTTTTATTATATCATAAACACTCACAAATCCACGCTTTCCTTTCAAATATTCATTATGATAATTACTCTTATGTCTTCCTTTCTTCTTTGCTATACTTCCGTATGTGCTTCCGTAGTATGTTTTACCTGTATTATTACAGACAACTTTGTAAATCTTTCCTGATTTATATTTATTTACTGGTTCGGTTTCTTGGATCGGAGTTTCCATTATACATTACCTTAATATTTTTATTTGGAACTTTTTTACGCTTTTCTTCCTTTTTCTTCACTTTCTCTTAAATATACTCGGTAATAAGAATATCATACGGTTTTCCAGTATTTTCTTTCAATTGTTTCATTATTCTTCTAAAATCTTCTGGCGTGTTATTCATCAGAAACATATATATGAATACATATACCCATCTTCCACACGTATTTATGTCATCTCTTAATACTTGATATTTCTTTTTATTATAGTCTACTGAACCTCCTTGTGCTTTTGTCGCTTTGATAAGTCTTGTTAAATCCTTATCATTTTCTCCTAATAATCTCCTCATCATTGCTGGTATAAACTTATTTTCGCCATCAGGAGCTACTCCATAGCTATCCATCCAATAGAACTTTGTCCCATCACGAGTGATACAAGTCCAATGTCCTGTATTCGGTTTAAATTCGGTAAGAATTATAGCATAATCTTTGTTATTCGGTAATAACTCATATAAATTGGTATAGTTTTTCAGATCCTTATACTCTAAAACCTTACAATCTGGTAATAGTCTTTTGAAATCGCCATCACTTAACATTTGTTTCAGGCGTGTCTCATAAAACTTGATAAGTTGTTCTTTTCTATCTGTCATTTATATTATTATTGGATATTTTATTTTAGGAATAATCTAATTAATATGTATATGGCTGGATTTCATACCAAAACATTCTTAAAACACGATGATTATATGACACCTAAATATGCTTGGGAAAATATACAACATTTCATACCAAGAGATAAAGTGATTTGGGAGGCGTTTTATGGCGGCGACGGACAGAGTGGGAAATATCTCTCTGATTTAGGTTTTAATGTTATTCATGAACCTATTGACTTTTTTGAGAATGATAAAGGAGATATTATTGTAAGTAATCCTCCATTTAGTAAAGCAAAAGAAGTAATGAAAAGATTGAAAGAATTGAATAAACCGTTTATTATCATAATGCCTGTAAGTAAAATAAATACATCATATTTCAGAGAGAACTTTAAGAGTGATAATGATTTACAAAATATCATACCACGAAAAAGAATACAATTTATAAAAATAGTTGATGGTAAAGTTGATAATAGAAACGCCTGTAATTTTGATTGTTTTTATTACTGTTGGAAAATGAACTTACCTTACGGAATTAATTGGCTGGAATAATCTAATTTTTTTTATTTATATATAATATAAAATGAACCTAAAAGATTACGAAGCCTTGTATTATTGTTCTTACTGTCTCAAACCTAAAATTAATGAGTGGGGCGTCCAAGTACCTTATTGTTGGTCTGTTGAATGTCGTGAAAGATATAAGAAAGCTATAAAAGAAAAGGAAGAATACGAGAGAATAAAAAAGATTGTAAAAGATGTCATTCAAAATGAGAAATTAATTACTATTACAAACGAAGATTTAAAGTCTTTAAGTAGTTTTTGTAATAAATAAATTATACGCTATTATCGCTATTTTCGCTACTTTGGTCTACTGATACTGATAAAGGTGTTGGTGGTTGTATGTTTGTCAAAGTTAAACTTGTTCTACTTGGTATTTTTATCAATTGGTCGTCTATCTTGGTTTTCAATTGATTACTTTTTGAAATGAGATTGTGATACTCACTATACGCATTGTCTAAAAATCCGTGTGCGTCTGTATTTCTGTTCTCTCTATTCAGGTTCAATATTCTAAAAATGTTTATCGCCAACGCATAAAAATCCTTTGATAATGACAATTCCAATTCCATACCATTCTGTAATTGGAGATACAATTCTACTGAACCTATTATACCAACTACTAAACTTATTATACATGTCGTCACGCTTACCGTTTGTTGATTTAAATACGGTTGTAAGCCAACTGACAGAACAGAATTACACGCAGAAAATATGATGACAGGAATACGGTAATACTTCAATTGATGCTTTAACTCAATGTATTTTTTCTTGTGTACCTTTTGTAATATAACGCTATTGTGTCTGACTGCTTCTAATATATCTTCAATATCTTTCGTCCAATTTTGCTGATTACTCATATATATTATTACAGATAAAATAATATATATTTTTTGTTATTACTGAATATTTTTTTTGTAGTAGTTAATCGTTTTGAAAACGATTAACAAAACGATTAACAAAACGATTAACCAAAACGATTAGAGACTTTACCGAGATTAACCTCGGTGTTCTTAAAAATATATGAGAATTGAGTGGGTATATATCTCGGTCTAATCGTTTAATCGTTTTGAAATCACTTTTTTCCACTATTCAAAAAAAGTTTTGAAGGAAGAAATTATTGTAGTAGTTAAAAAACGATTTTGAAAACGATTAAACGATTAACCACAGCATAAATATTTCATAGGTATAGTGATTTATTACCATTTATCGTGTCAAAGTGAGTTAATCGTTTTGTTAATCGTTTTGTTAATCGTTTTGTTAATCGTTTTCAAAACGATTAACCAAAAAAAAACATTTAGCAAAAAATCATAATAAAGAAATCTTGATATATTATATACAAGAAAAATGACAGAAGAACAACAAAAAGATCCAAAAGAGATGAAGAAGATGTATAATAAAAAGTGTTATGAAAAACACAGAGAAAAGTATTGTGAGAATGAGAAGAAGAAATATTACATAAGATATTTAGGAGAAAAAAAGTTCAATGAAATACTTGAAAATCATGGAAAAGATTTAACCAGAGCATTACCGTATATGAAATTAGAAAAACATATAATCACAACCAATAATTTATGAAAAATGATTGAATAATTATTTAGGAATATTTCTAAATAATTATTTCTTAAAACATTTAGGCAAAAAACTACTTAAAAAAATATCTTTATATATGTATATAGTAAAGAATGACAACTACGATGACAACTACTTTGAACTTGGAAGACTTGGTTTATTATACTGTAAAAAGTATGAAGACAGAATTAAATAAGAAAGGAGAAGAAAAGAAAAAGTTTTATCCTCCGAATGAATGGGAACAACTTACAAAAGAAAAAATGAAAGAAACTTATGAAACAAAATACGGAAATGAGAAATGGGTTGATAAAAAACATAAGGTAAGGTGTATTCTTACTGGTAAAGTGAACGGTATTACTGTGTATGATTTTGATAATATGGAAACTTACGAAAAAATAATTGAAAAATATCCAGAATTAGAAAAATGTTTCAAAGTGAAAACTCGTAAAGGATTTCATTTATATTTCAATTATAATGAAAACGCCAAAACAGGAACAGATGTATTTACAGATTATAAAGGAGTAGATGTTCGTAATGATCGTGCGATGGTATTTGCTCCTCCAACAACATATAAAATGCTTGATAAAACAGAGTGTAAATATGAGTTGATTGGCGGTGAAATCATGGATGTTCCAGAATATTTTATTAACAATTTGAAAATAAACCAAACTCCTCCTGCTATGCCTTTAAAAAGAATTGAAACAAAAAAAGTAATTGAAACCAAAAATGAACCAAAACCCAACGAAGATTTACAAAAAGATTTTGATAAAGTCAAACTTGGTATTGAGAACGGATTATTAGATGATAAAACAGAACCTTATGATGACTGGTTAAAAGTATTATTTTGTATTTTCAATACATTCGGTAAAGATGGTTATGAATTATTTGAATTATTCAGTAAAAGAGGTTCAAATTATGATGAGAATGAGAACAAAGATTTTTGGAATAAGATGAAACCAACATCAAAACCATTAACAATCGGAACTCTATTTATGTATATGAAAGAGAAAGATGAAAAGCTATATACTGAATTATTCTATAAAAAGGTATACAAAAATGATGAAGAAAGAGAAATAGAAGAATTACACGAAGAGATATTGAGAATAGGTACAGAACAAAAAGTAGCTGAATTATTCGTAAAAAGATATGGAAAAAACTTTGTATGTGAAGATATAAAAGAAAAACTAATCTGGAATTTCAACGAAAATAATATATGGAGTAAAGTAGAAACAACTCCAATTAGATTGAAAATATCAAAAGAAATATGCGAAGAAATCACACAAAGAAAAAACGTGTTAGAAAGCACATTACAAACAGAACAAGATAAAGATAAAAAAGAAAAGATTGAAGCACAAATAAAAATATATCATGGAATTATCATAAAATTAAATCAAACGGTATTCAAAGATCATGTATGTCGTGAAGTATTGGATTTAATCAAACAGAGTGATTTTTCAAAAGATATGAATAAACAAATATTCTTATTACCAATCAAAGACAAAAAAATATTGAACCTAAAAACGATGGAAATCATGGAAAGAACAATAGAACACAAGTTCAGTTATGAATGTAATTTCAGTATGATTGACTTGATGGAAGAAGATATAGAATACGCAAAAACATATTTTACAGAATTATTCAATAATAATGAAATCACAACACAGGCATTTTTGGATTTAATCAAGACAAGTCTTACAGGTATTCCGATGAGAAATATTAACTTCTTTTTAGGTTCAGGTTCAAATGGTAAATCGTTGTTGTTTAAGATGTTGAAAAAAGGATTGACAAGTGGTAGTATGGATACTATAAGTAAAGATGTGATATTGAAGAAGAAAAGCAACTCACATTTGAATACAGAATTAGAAAAAACCGATAAATGCCGTATTGGAGTATTTTCTGAATTATCCGAAGAAGACCAACTAAACGAAAAAACAATCAAGGAAATTACAGGAGACGATGGTATTGATTTGAGAACTATTTGTAAAACAAATCAAACCATAGAACCAACAGCAACGTTGAATATCATTACAAATGAGATGCCTGATTTCAAAGCAGCCAAAGCAATTAACAAGCGTATTGTAATGTTTCCTATGAATAATGTATTCCCAACCAATAACACGAAAAAGGACGAAATATTGAGTAAATTAGACGTATTGTTTACATATCTATTGAAAAATGGTAAAATCATGGATGAATTGGTAATGAGTGATGAAATGAAATATTTGAAAGAAGATATTATTGAAAATAACGAAAAAGATTACTTGAAAGAGTTTATAGATGAAAAAATTATCAAAGAAGAAGGAAAAAAGATTAAGCGTGATGACTTTATTTGTATGTATAAGGAGTTTTGTAGCAGAAACAAGTATAGAATAAAAGAAATTACTAATACAAAGTTTTCAAAAGATTTGAAAGCAAAATATGGAATTGAATGTGATACAAATAAAAAATATATCAATATCAGATGGAAAGAAAATAGCGATGAAGAAGAAGAACAAGAAGAAGAATAGTTTTAGCGTAAATTATCTATAATATAATTCTAATGAAAAATTATATTATTGAAATTAGTCCTTTTTTATGTAATTATGGAGTGCGGTATTTGAACTCGTACCCATCATAGCAACATCATTTTCAAGTTCATTTATTTTATTAGAATATTTGGAAGAGAGGTATATGTTACGCAACATGGAAACCGATATTTTTTTACCTCCGAAGATCTTGTTTAGATTTTTGGTAATCATATTTGGTTGTGTCAAGTTCTCTCCATAATAGTTGGATAAAAAAAAGTATGGTTCTTTTGCTAAATCTTTTTTGTGAGGATGGAACTTTAAATAAGCATTTATTACC